TACATTCCACGAGAATTAGTATCACAAGATACCCTACTCGGCGATGTGGTGTCTAAGTTTACGGACATTAATAGAATTGAAATGTATTTTAATTCACCTGATGCTGGATTTGCTCCTGCTCCTCCTGCTACTGGACATTTAATTTCTCGATTTGGATTAGAAATTCCAGATGAAGGAACTTTTATTGTTTCTCAACGAAGATTTCTTGAAGTTATGTCTCACAATCAAAATATCAGAGAACTAGGATCACCCAGAGAAGGCGATTTAATTTATTTTGATTATGCCAAGGCATTCTTTGAAATAAAATTCGTAGAAAAAGAAATGCCTTTCTATCCATTAGGATTAAAGTCAATATTTCAATTATCTTGTCAGCGATTCATCTACAATCAAGAAGAAATTATTACAGGACAAACCGATATAGATCAGGGTGCACTCTTTTCTTCTGATTATGCACAGATATTTGGGCTCACGGCTGGAATAACTGGTTCGGCTTACACCGTGGGAGAACGAGTATTTGTTGGAAGTTCCTTAGAACCATCGGCACAAGGATCTGTTATTGCCAAAACAACATCACCGAAGACAATTACCGTGAATGTTCGTATGGCAACAGGCACATTCTCTGTTGGCAATGTTGTTACTGGAGATTCTTCTGGAACGCAATTTGTCATCAGTTCTATAACAGATTCCAACATAAAGGTTTCTAATGTGGCCCAACAAGATAATGATGAAATAGATCTAGAAACGAATAGAGATCAGATATTTGATTTCACAGATACCGATCCTTTTAGCGAAGGAGCGTACTAGAATGTTCGGATCTTTCTATAACGGAACAATTAGAAAATTGGTCGTGGCATTCGGCTCGCTCTTTAATAGTATAGAAATTGAACGAGTAGAAAGCGGTGGAACCAAAAAGATTCTGGTTCCTGTTTCTTATTCTGCAAAAGAAAAATTTCTTGCAAGAATTGCTGTATCTCTTCAAGAGCAACAAATGGAAACCACTCTTCCAAGAATTGGTTTTGAAATTACAGGATTCGTATATGATCCTGCCAGAAAAAGAAACAGTCTTTCGAAAACAATATCCCGATCCAATTCAACTGGTCAAAGTTATTCGTATGCAGAAGTTCCATACAATATTGATTTTGGATTATATATTCATGTTAGAAATATGGAAGATGGTCTTAGAATCATTGAACAAATTCTTCCGTATTTTTCTCCAGAATTTGTTGTAACAATAAATTTCGGAGGAGTGAATGATAAATTAGATGTTCCTGTTTATTTGAATGGTATATTATCACAGGACGAGTACGAAGGAGAATTATCTACTCGTCGAGTAATAACCTTTACTCTTAATTTTACAATGAAGGCATATATCTTTGGTGAAATAAAGTCACACAAAGAAATCAGAACGGTTTATGCAAATCTCAATAATTTTGATGTATTTTCAGATGATTTATCAGGACTTACTGCGGACTATGCCACGATTATAACAGGAATCACTGGACCACTAGGAGTTACAGGATCACTGGGAGCCAGTTCTGGTATAACTGCATATTCGGCAACTTCTTCCTATATTGAATATTTAAATCCACCGAACGGCATTACTACTGCTCCATGGTGATGAAAGGTGTTTTATTATGGCTAATGAATTTAATTCAATAGAAAATGCACTAGGATTATCACCTGATAATGTTGTTGTTCCTCAAAAGGCAATACTAATAAAATCCGAATTGCCTCCTATTAAAGATGAAAAATTAGAATCTGATTTACATGCAGATTATAACGCAGTTCGTAAAAACTTACGAGAACTAGTTGAAGTCGGAAAAGGTGCATTGGATGGTGTTTTGGCCGTTGCTCTAGAAGGAGATTCTCCACGAGCATATGAGGTAGTGGCGCAAATGATTAAATCTCTTTCAGATGCAAATCAAGAAATAATGAATCTACACGAAAAAATTAAAACGATTCGAAAAGAAACTACAATCAACAAAATATCAAATACTACTAATTCCATATATGTTGGATCCACAAAAGAACTACAAGACATTATAAACACAGCACGATCCTCTACCAAGGCATTTGACAACCGACCAGATATTCTAGAGACTATTCAAAACCAAAAAGACAATACAGATGACGAATAAGCAGAATAGTCAAAAATACATGGGAAATGCCAATCTGAAGGCAGCAGGTGTTACTATAAATTTTTCAGAAAAACAAATTGAAGAATATGTTCGATGTTCTCAAGATCCTGTATATTTTATTAAGAATTATGTAAAAATTATCTCTTTGGATAAAGGAACCATTCCATTCTCTCTATATGATTTTCAAGAGGATATGATAGAAACCGTGCATCGCAACAGATTTGTTATTGCAAAGTGTCCACGCCAAAGTGGAAAGTCCACCACAATCACCTCTTATTTACTTCATTATATCTTATTTAATCAAAGTATGAATGTTGCTATTCTTGCCAACAAACTTACTACTGCAAGAGAATTATTGGGCAGATTAAAAATGGCATATGAATTTTTGCCGTTGTGGTTACAACAAGGAGTAGTAGAATGGAATAAAGGATCTATTGTTCTGGAAAATGGCTCTAAAGTTCTTGCAAGTGCAACTTCTTCTTCGGCTGTTCGTGGTGGATCGTATAATTTTTTGCTACTCGATGAATTTGCCTACGTTCCCCAGAATGTTTCAGAAGAATTCTTTTCTTCGGTGTATCCCACCATTACAAGTGGACAAAGCACAAAGGTTGTAATGATTTCAACTCCAAAGGGATTGAATATGTTTTATAAGTTTTGGGTTGATGCAAACAAGAAAGAAGGAGAAGAAGGAAAAAACGAATATGTTCCAATAGAAGTAGATTGGCGAGATGTTCCTGGAAGAGACGATAATTGGAAGAAACAAACAATTGCCAATACTTCTTTAGATCAATTTACCACAGAATTCGAGTGTCAGTTTCTTGGATCTATGAGAACACTCATAACACCCGACAGATTAAAGACACTGGCATATTCTACTCCTATATTTTCTAATGCCGAAGGATTAAAGATATATCATAAACCAATACCCGAACATCGGTATGTTATAGTTGTAGATACTTCAAGAGGACAAGGACAAGATTATCATGCGTTTGTTGTTGTTGATATTACTATATTTCCTTATCAAATAGCGGCAACTTTTAGAAACAATGAATTGGCTCCCATGCTTTATCCTAATGCCATATATCCTGTGGCAAGACAATATAATAGATCGTATATTTTAGTTGAGATTAATGATCTTGGTCAGCAAGTAGCAGATATCTTGCATAAGGACATGGAATACGAGAATCTTATTCATGTCCAAATGCTTGGTAGAAAAGGACAGGTCGTAAATGGTGGATTCGGAAAGAGTGGATCTTCTTTTATGGGAGTCAGAACTTCTTCGGCAGTAAAACGAATAGGCTGTTCTATTCTGAAAAATTTAATTGAAGACAATAAACTCATAATCGAGGATTACGCCATAGTAGAAGAGTTATGCTCTTTTGTGGCAAAAGGAGAATCTTACGAAGCAGAAGATGGACATCATGATGATTTGGCAATGACTTTGGTGTTGTTTGCTTGGTTGACCACTCAGGAATATTTTAAAGATTTAACTGGATTAGATATTAGAAAAGATCTATACGAAGATCAAATGAAAAATTTGGAAGATGAAATGACTCCTTTTGGGTTTATGGATGATGGATTGGGAGAAACTCATCATATAGACGATAGAGGCAATATTTGGGACATAGGAGACACAAAAAATAGAAATAATCAATGGGGCTAAAGGCTAATCCAAGAATAGAAAAATAATACATAATACAGAACAGACTACAGAATTCACTAAGGAGATACTAAAATGGGATTTAGAGTTAGCCCTGGCGTAAGCATAACAGAAAAAGATTTGACCGCAATTATCCCTGCCGTGGCATCCACTCCTGGTGGATTTGCTGGATATTTTCATTGGGGTCCAGGAAATGAAGTAATCACTGTTACAAATCAAACAGAACTTGTTAATATTTTTGGCAAACCAGACACATCCAATTATGTTGACTTTTTCAGTGTTGCAAATTTCCTAGGATATGGAAATAATTGCGGAGTTGTTCGTGCTTTGGGAGCAACGGCATACAATGCAACTTGCACTGTTACTGGTGTTACTGCTTACGCAACAGCACAAATTCCAAATGCAACAAGTTTTGCAACTTCAGTTTTGGTCAATACAACTCTACCAAGCCTAACTCTTCCTGCACTATTTGCTTCAAAATATCCAGGTGTTCTTGGAAATAGTATTCAATGCGCTGTTGTGAGTGGTGCTGGAACTACAGGAGCGAGTCTTGCTTATCAGGCTACAGCAGGTGCAACATTCCTTAGAATGTACGTTGGATCCACATCGGAAGCCAGAAGCTTCAGTGTCGGTGACTTGATTACCTTTGATGATGGTACTTCTGCTACCTTGAATGGCGTTACACGAGTAATTGGATCTTCTGCGGCTCCAACATCGGTTGCTGTAACTGCTACATTTCGTAATTTCTTTGGAGTTACTTCTGGATGGGACATGGCACTTCCAGCGGGACCAACATTCGGTTACTTGAATTTGTTTGTGGATGGTGGAATTCCAGTGACTCAGGCTGCTGGTGCCACAATGACGATTAAGTCTGCTTATGCACGACAAGTCTCGACAACTGCAACTTCTACTAGCGATGCAGCCTCAAAGGGTGGAAGCAATGATCTGATTAATGTTGTAATCAGCGATAAATTGGGATTGTGGACTGGAGTTGCTGGTAGTGTTATAGAAAAATTCGAAGGCGTTTCCAGAGCATCGGATGCAGTAAATTCCGATGGATCTAGCAATTACTGGAAAACAGTTATCAATAACCAGTCGGAATATATTTGGGCATTGCCAGTTGATCTTGGTTCTTCATCAGGAACAGCGCAATTGGCTTCCGCCACCTTTGGAAATCTATCAGCAATAACATCAGTATCAAAGTCCAATTCGTTGGTTAATACTAATGTGTTGTGTGTTAATCTCGACGGAGCAAGCGATACCGCTCCAACAGATTCCGAAAGATATACTAGTGGTTGGATGAATTTTGCAAATCCAGATGAAGTAGACGTTTCTCTTATGCCTCTTGGCGACGCAAGTTCTACTTTGGCTACAATGATTATACAAAACATTGTGGAACCACGCAAAGATTGTATGGCATTTGCATCGCCTTCGGCTGCAAGTGTAGTAAATGCACTTCCGTATGCGGCTCTTAATAACATTAAAACATATAGAGAGAATTCGCTTAATATTAATTCATCTTATGCAGTAATGGACAGTGGATGGAAATTGCAACTGGACACATATAATAATGTTGTTCGAGCTATGCCACTTAATCCAGATATTGCAGGTCTTGTGGCACGAACAGAATTCACGAATGAGGCTTGGTTTAGTCCAGCAGGATTTAATCGTGGTCAAATTAAGAATGTTGTTAAGTTGCCTTATAATCCATCATCAGAAGCACACAGAGATGAACTTTACCAAAAGCAAGTAAATCCCGTTGTGTCCTTTCCTGGTCAAGGAACGATTCTGTTTGGAGACAAGACAATGCAGACACGCCCATCTGCGTTTGATCGTATAAATGTACGACGATTGTTCATTGTTCTAGAGAAGGCAATTGCAATTGCATCAAAGTATTTCTTGTTTGAACAGAATGATCAATTCACTCGAGTACAATTTAAGAATCTGGTTGTTCCGTTCCTACGAACAGTTCAACAACGCCGAGGAATTACGGATTTCTTGGTGGTGTGTGATGATACTAATAATACTGGAGAAGTCATTGATCGCAATGAGTTTGTTGCAGACATCTACATCAAACCAACTCGATCCATTAATTTCATTCAGTTGAATTTCATTGCAACCAGAACCGGGGTAAATTTTTCTGAAGTCGTCGGAGCCTAAGTTTAGCATACTACATATAAAAGGAGTAGTACACACAAATGCCAGTAGATCCAAGCAATAATATTTCGGGTTTCGTCAACGCCTTCTCTGGTGGAGGTCTTCGCACAAATTTGTTCAAGGTATCTGGAACTATTCCAGGATATCCTGACGGTCGAAACATCGCATTTTTGTGCAAAGCAGCATCAATTCCTGCTTCTTCACTTGGAACCATAGAAGTTCCATATCGTGGACGAAAAATTAGAATTCCTGGAGATCGAACATTTCAGGATTGGCAAATCACTATTATCTCTGATGCTTCAATGAAACTCAGAAGTCATTTTGAGCATTGGAGTTCTCAGTTCAATTCTCATAAGGGAAACGTTGGAGACAATAACATGTTTGCTATAATGCCAACATGGAGCATTACACAATTGCTCAGAACAGGTGATGCACTAAGAACATATTCGTTCTTTGGATGCTTTCCATCTGATATTGGTCCAATTGATATGGCATTCGACAATAACGATCAAATCGCAGAGTTTCCTGTCACCCTTAATTATTCGTGGTGGGAAGCAGTAGAAGGAGGATCCGCACCTTCTGGTGGTGGAGATGCCATCACGTCTATTCTGCAATTCTTCGGTATTCCAAGCAGCGTCGGTTTCGGTTAATTCACCTTTTTTGATTGGACTTTACATTTATGGCATTTAATTTATTCGGATTGATATTAGGCAAGAATCCCGGAAAAGATCCCGACGATAAGCCCGCAAATTCCAAAGCGGTTTCATTTGTCGCACCTGATTACGACGATGGCGCATATCCTGTAGAAGCAGGTGGCTACTATGGCGCATATGTTGATTTTGACGGATCCATAAAAACCGACATAGAATTAATTCACAAGTATCGTGATATGGCACTGCAACCGGAAGCAGAAACCGCCATTAATGATATTTGCAATGAAGCAATTGTCTATGACGAATCATATGAGATCATTAAACTAGATGTTGCAAAGTTAAAACTACCGTCTAGTATTAAAACTAAAATAGAAGAAGAATTTCATGAAATTCTGAGATTGTTGAATATGTCTAAACGAGGATATGAAATATTCCGAAGATGGTATGTTGATGGTAGAATATATTATCATATTATTGTAGACGAAAAACAAAAGAAGAACGGCATCATGGAATTGCGTCCAATTGATCCTATAAAAATACGAAAAATTCGCAAGATTCATAAAAAGCCGTTGATACAAGGCGCGCCAACTGGAGCCAATCTAGTAACATCAG